GGTGGTGACGCTAGCCAGCGAACCGGTGGCAGTGGCGTTGACTACCGCTGAACCGCTGGCACTGCCTGTGGCGGCTGCAAGAGTGACGGCAGCGAGGGATGCAGTTGCATTGCCATCGACTGCACCGCCTATGGAAGTGTTGACAATTTCAGTGTCAAACCATGCCGGGGGCTGTAACTCCGCGTCAAACCATGCGTCTGGCCGGAGTTCGCCATCGAACCAGCCAAGGTACGACATGGTTACCGCTCCATTACGGTGACTTCACCATTGAAAAATGTGGCTGTGGTGGCGGATGACATCACACAGTGCAGCATGCAAGTGCCGTTGAACAGGCGAACCCCAGGAGGGGCAATAGCGCGGGCAGCCGGGATATTGACGATGGTGGTGCCAATCATGGCCAGGTCGCGGGTAATCATCAAATGAATGGTGCCGGTAAGCAACGATGTCGGTGCAGTCCACGCTTCGATGGACTTGACGCCTATGTCACCCGCTGCAAGGTTGAAGAACACGATGGTCCCAACCACTGGTGTCGCAGGGGCCTGCGAACCAACCACGGCAGTCAGTGTGGCAGTGCGACCTGCTACGCCTGCGCTGTTTGTGTAAGTGACTGTCCAGTTGGTTGCTACTGCAGCCATGGTGCTGGCAGCGCTGAAGTACAGGGCAATGCCGCAACCTTCGCCAATTGTGCCGCCATTGACATCGCGGGCTGGCAAAGTAGGGGTGACGATAGCCTGTGCCGTGGTGGTAGTGACTACCAAGCCAGAGTTGACCCAAAGCACATCAAAAAATACATTGGCATGAGCTGTGCTGGTGGCGATCAGCAACTCGGTCAAATAGTTGGAACCGGTAGCAGCATTCTCGATGGGGATGCAGCCAAAGTCTGCAGCCACTGTGCCGTCTGTCACGCGGCCATTGATGCCAGGGGTGCCGGGCACCCATGCGCCTGGATAACCTGCGTCTTTGGCTGTGCAATACCAATATCCAACGGCATCCGATGCAGTGCCTGACTTCATGAATGGAATGCTTCGACCGTTGTATTCACCAAGCCCAGCAGGTGGGTATTCAGCCCCTGCTCGGTCGCGGTGTACCCACGAGCCGTCTTCACGATAGCCGAGGTTTTCGCCAGGCAGCAAGGTAAAGGACATCAGCTCGATGCTGTTGGTGCCATCAAAGTGTTCAACACTGACTACGCACGATGTGCCTGCACTGTTATTTGTGCAATAGATGGCCTTGACGTTACGGTAGGTGCTGGCTGCAGGGCTAGCCACGATGGTAGTGGTAGTAGCCGTGGTGATGCGGGTATTAGTGCGACCGGGCGTGATTGTGGTGCCGTTCACATCCATATAGCTGGTGTGCACCTCGATGGTGGATGCCGCCGAGCTTGTGACCAAGCGAACGATGTCGCTGACGCTGGTGAGTAGCAGCATAGACTTATCGGTTGATGTAGAGCGGGTTGCTGATCGTCACTGTGAAAGTGCCATTGGTGCTGGTGATGGTTCCAGTAAAGTCAACGAAGCCAATGAGTTCATCAGTCGCAGCACTGCCAATGACCTTGTAAATCCAGCCACCTACTGCGCTGATGTTGGCGCCAGTGAATGGGGTGGGGTTGCCGAATGTCACCGGGGTGCGGTTGTTGGTAGTGTCTACGGCACCCACTGCGCAAGTGACTGCAGCGCCACCGACTGCATAGGTGCCAGAGGCGCCTACTTCGTTGGCAATGCTGCTGCGAAATGCAAAGGTGTCGAGGTCTGCCTCAGATGGGAGTGAGCTCACCAACAGTATTTTGAAAGTTCCGGTGAAGTAGGCATCTGCCAGTTTCTTGGTCAGTGCGAGTGCGTTTGCTGAGGCCATTTGTGGTGCTCCTGAAAATGTCTGTGGAATGCGCTACGGGGGTGCAGCGCATTGCGCAGCAATTTGCAGTGTTACTTTTTCGGCTTGGCTTTGTCAGCGGCGGGCTCAGGCTGAGGGTCGGCTGGCGCAGCAACTTCTTCAGGGGCTGTAGCAGCGTCGGTAGTGGCCTGTGGATCTGGAGTTGCAGCGGGTGAACTGACTGTAACAGCGGTGTACTTTGCAGCAGCACAGTCGTTGACCAAGTGGTCGGCATACTCTTTGTCGGTGCGCAGTACTACGCCGGTTTGCAGCGTGCCGTAGCGGTGGGTGATCACCATGCCGGTGATTTCTACTTCGACTAATTCCATGAGAATTTCTCCAAAAGAAAGAGCCAGCTCCTACCAAGGTGGCTGGCTCTTTGGGGGTGGTTAAACCGCTGGATTAAGCGGGTGTGAGGTCACCGAACCGGGCTGCAGCAGGTTTTTCAACTGTGAGCGCGAGGCGGCGCATAGCGCGGATGGTGACCAAGCCCAACTGGAAGTTGTTTTCATCGCTGTCGGACAGCTCCACAGTGATGCCTTCGCGGTTGTGCAAAGTAGCGGCTTGCGACAAGCTGCCAACCCACACGGTGTCAGCAGTCATGGCATTGGATGCAACCACAGGGCGGCCAAACAACGATGGCACTACGGAAGAGCCTGGATCGCCCAGCAGGTAGCGGCCTTGGGTATCTTTGGTGAGGCGCATGGTCCACCAGTCACCCGTGTTGAGCACCACTGCGTCGGCTGGGTAGTCTGCCAAGGCGCTGTCGCCAATCATCTTGCCGATGAGGTCGAAGCGATTGGTAGGCGACAAGCCGAGCGCGGTGAGCGATGCGGATGTGTAGCCGTGGGCGGTGAAGTTGCCGGTGTTGGTCAAGCCATTCAGGTTGGGCGCGGTGCCGTTGCCTGCGACCAGCTGGTTTTCCACCTTCAAATTGACACCGTAGACCATGCGGCGGTTGATGTACGCAGCCAAGGCGGCATTGTCCATGGCCAATTGGCGAGTGATCTTGATGAAGTGGGCCACGTTTTGCACTGGCATGGTGCCGGTGGTGAATGTGATGCTGGACTGAGGAAATGCAGTGCCTTCCGTAGTCTCTGCAGCGCCATTGGTGAAGACGTTTTCACGGACCCAATCAATCGCATTGGAGGTGGTGGGGATGGCGGTCAGCAGGTCTTCAATGGTGAAGATGCGGAATGCACCCTCAACGATGCCAGGGCGGCGCTCGCTGTAGGTGTTGCCAATGGCGTTGGTAACTGTATTTTTCAGTTCCAAACCAACAGAGCCGCGGCTTGTCTTTTTCTGGAAGCTGGCATATTCAGAATTTTTGATGAACTGCGCACCGTAGGAGTCATCTTGCTTGTCTTCAGCTGCAGGGGCAGTGCTTTTTTGCTCGATGGCCAGAAGGCGGTCGGCCAGCTCGCGCTGTTGGATGCCAATAGCATCCAATGCAGTTTTTGTATCAGTACTGACTTGGCCCAACGTTTTCATTTCACCGTCTGCTTTTTCAGACATGGATTTGAGTTTGGATTCAATGCCGTCCATGGCTTTCATGACAGCTTCGATGCTGCCCATGCCGAGCATGGAGATGCCCATGGAGGCATCAGGATTGACAGCGAGGAATGCAGTGATTGCGCTGGTGTCAATTCCAGCAGCTTGTGCACCAATGGCGGCAAAGGCCAATGCGCACACTACGAGTGTGGCGAACGATTTGAAGTTTTTCATGGGAGTCCTTAAAGAGTGGATGTGAATTTTTCGAGGCGCTCAGCTAGAGCGGCGTAGGTTTTCGCTTGAGTGTCTGGTGGGGCATCCCGCCCGACCAAAATCTCGCGCGCACGGGTGACAATCGCCATTGCCTCCCATTTGGGCAGCCCCGCATCCCGCAGAAGCTGCTCAAGTTCTCGCTCGGTCTTGCATTCGGGCAAGAGAGCTTCAAAGTCGATACTTTTGACGCTGGCCAGGTCGATCCGGGCATCGCTGTCGGCAGGAAACACCACTGGCGACACTTCAGCCAGCTTGCTCCACTTGTGGATAAGTCGACCGCCGTCTTCAGTGATTTTGAAATCGCCCTTGTGCAGGTAGCCGCCGATGGATAGGCCATCCAGTGTTTCGTGTTTCATGGCGGCACGAACGTCTGCAGCTAGGCTAAGACCGGGGGTCAGTTCGCCAGATAGGTACAGACCTTTGCTGTCTTCTTTGGCGCTGGTGTATTTACCAATGGGCATACCCCATTCATGGTTAAAAAACATCTTTGGCATGCCTGCCTTGAGGGTGTCAGCAAAGGCACCTGGGAGGATGGTGTCTTTGTAGGAGTCAACCCCATTGAATACAGAGGCATAGCCGCTGAAGGTGCCAATGTCACCATGCGTTTTGAGGTTGACCTCAGTTAGCGATAGTGTCTTGCGTAGAAACAGTGCTGCCATTGGTGGCTCCTTTTACTTTGCCAAGCAGTGCCAGTGGCACCAGGTTGCTTTGGGCGGTGAGTTCATCGCCGCCGGTGATGGGTGTGTCGTTTTCAAGCTGGCGGCATTCGTTGCGGGTTTTGATGCCGTTTTGCACTGCTTTGGAGTAAATCTCCATGCGGTCTTTGAGGCTTCCGCGCAGTAGTGCATCCAGAGCAAATTCAATGGAGTGAATGGCACGCTGGCGAGGGCTGAGAACCCGCTTGCGCACGGCTTGCTCGATGTTGACCAGCATGGGGCGGATGGTGAACTTGTGAAATCCATCCACAATCTGCTCGATGCCGGTTCCCCATGCGGTGACGTTGCTGTGGTGCACGAGCACGGGCGGTACATCAAACCAGCGGCAGAGTTCTTCAACGCTGAATTTGCGAGTTTCGAGCAGCTGCTGGTCCTCGGGGGATATGCTGATCTGCTCGTATTTCATGTTGGCTTCCAGAATCTGGAGCCGGGAGGTAGAGCCTTCGGCCAGTTCACCAAATGACTGCTTGAGTGCCTTGCGTTGCTCAGGATTGAGCACTTTGTCAATCATCAGGATGCCAGTGGGCTTGCCACCACTGCCAAACACTTTGTTGGCTGCTGTTTGGGCCTTGGCAGCTTCATCAATAGCTGGGTGCATGTAGTCCAGCTTCGCAAGGCCAGTGGTGCCATTGCCCAGGTTCTTGAGGTGCAGCACGTTGTCAGCACTGAGCACAGCCACATTGCCTTGGATGTAGTAGCTGTAGACCATGGAGCCGTCATCCAGCACTTTGACTTCTACCTGGTCAGCAGCCATGGGCCACATGGCGAAGACTTCGCCGCGTGTATCACGCTCCAGGCGGGCATAGGCATTGCCGCGCAGGTCATAGTTGAGCATCATCGCGCGCCAAAACTCGAATGGGGTCATTCTTGAGTTTGGTGATTCATGCAGCAGCTGGTACAGGCGGCTGGTGCGGGAAAGGGTGCGCTTGCCATCCGTGCTTTCATAAGCAAAAAATGGCAGGCTTGCGATGGTGGTGGCGCGGCGATCTATGCAGCCCCAGACGGTACTGAGCTGCAGCGATCCATCCACGCCCACATTGGCTGTATCAGGTACCAGCGTAGTACCAGGCGCAGGGTTTTGGGTTCCTGTGCTGTCCGCGATGGCGTTGAACTTGCCAAAGTAGCCTGTGAGACGACTAAAAAAGCTCATGCTGGCTATCCACCAATGGGTGAGTTAATGAAGTCATCAATGTTTTCCTTTGGCTGTGAGTCCAGCGCACGACCTAGCGCCATGAGCATGGCCATGGGGCCGTCGATCTTGTTTTCTGGCCGCTCTTTGGTGGGCGATCGCAGTTCATTGAACTTGCTGACCTTGACCACCACGTTGCTGACCATCCAGCCCATGACGGGGTTGCCGTCGTGCTGCAGTTTCTTTTCCAGCACCAGGTTTTCCACCTGAATCAGGGGTGGTGTGAAAAATAGGGAGCGCTGGGCTATTTCCACCAGCGGCAGGCCTTCTTCAATCAGCTTGCCGGCGAAATACATCGACAAAGCGGGGTCAAAGGCGATCTCTTGCATGTCAAACATGCGGCAATCACGGCGCATGTCTTCGGCCAGCACATCAAAGTCGGTGATATCGCCATCGGTAACTTGCACGTAGCCTGCACAGGCCCAGCCGCTGAGGTGGGCGTTGCCACTTTCTGCGACGGCCAGCTCATTCAAGTACAGACGTGTGAACACGTACCAGACGCCGTTACGTACAAAGGCGAGCGCCAGGGCTGCAAAGTCTTTCTTTTGCGCCAGGTCCAGACCTGCCCAGCATTTTTCGCCGGCAAAGTCGGACAGCTGTAGGCCTTTGTCTGCACAGGCGTCCCATGCCTTCATGGCGATCCAGGGCGACTCGCCACCATTCACCCACACATTCAGGCGCTTGGTCAGAAAGTTGTTGAGTGCACTGGGGGTGTTTTGGGCCTTGATGGCAGCGGCTGCCATGTCATCCGGCAGCACCGATTTGCCCCAGTTGGGGTTGGCTTTGGGCCAGACGGTGGGGTCAAATGGGTCGTCGTTGTCGTCCAGTGTGTAAATGATGCCGAACGTGCGTTCGTCCTGGATCACTTTGTCCAGTATTTTGGTGACATGCGTGCGGCGCTCGTAGCAGATTCCGCTGCGATCAGTGCCAGCGGTGGTGATGGTCCACAGAAGGGACTGCTCACGCGCACCGCGGGCGGTATCGATAACGTCATATACGGCGCGGGTTTTGTGTGCGTGCAGCTCATCCAGGAGCGCAAAGTGCACATTCAATCCGTCCAGCGTGCTGCCTTCAGCTGCCAGCGGCGCCGCCTTGCTGCTGGTATGCGCCACAGTGAGACTGTGCTGCATGATGGCCACGCCCAAGTAGATGCGCAGGTCGGGCACACGCTCAGCCATGGCCTTGGCATCATCGAACACGATGCGTGCCTGGTCGCGGGTGGTGGCAGCGGTATAGCACTCAGCACCATGCTCACCATCAGCGGCCAACATGAATAGCAGCAGGCCAGAGCCCTTGGTGCTCTTGGAATTCTTGCGGGCAATCTCTTCGTACACCTCCATGAAGCGGCGCAGGCCGGTATCACGGTGCACCCAGCCGAATACGGTGGAGATGATGAAGCTCTGCCACGGCTCCAGCTCAATCAGTTTGCGCTCACGGGCCCACTTGCCCTTGATGTGCGGCAGCAGACTTAGAAATTCGCAGGGGCGTGCGGCGCGGGCTTCATCAAAAACCCAAGGCCAATCGGCAGATGGCTCACGCTGCAGGTCGGCCAGTTGGCGTTCAGCGGCGGCTATGACCCATTTGCAGGCAACCAGGTTGCCGGATACCACTGCGTGCGCATAGTCGAGGCCTGCCTGTACATGCCGATTCATCGGCCAGCGCCGCCAGGCACTGCAAACATGGCGAAGCCGGTGGGTGCTGCAGCAGTCTGCGCGGGTTCAATGCCGGGAAGTGAGGGCTGCACATAGTTGCTGGCCTGGACGCGGCCACGGGCTGCAGGGCTCAGGCCAAAGTGCATCAGGTAGCGGTTGACTTGCTCACGCTGTGACTTGATCAGCTGCGTGATAACGCTCTGCTGTGCGTAGCCGCTTGGAGTGACTGCATAGCTGGCCTTGTAGACCGCATCAGCGTAATCCATCTTAAATTCAGCGATGTAGCGCTCTACCTGACCATTGAAAGAGGTTTCCAGCTCGGCCAGCCGGCCAACGGCTTGGCAGTACAGCGCCAGTGCAGCGCGATCGAGGCCGCTGATCAGGCCCAGCTCAACCAGGTACGGCGTGATGCGCTTCCATTCCTTGCGCCCTTCATGGCCAAGGTGTTTTGGTGCACTGGGGACTTCAATGCGCGGGTTGATGCCGGCGCTCAGATCCAGTGGTCGTTTGCCCGCATTACCTTCCAATAACCGCAGCGCGGCAGGCTTTGGCAGCGGTCCGCGTGTTCCAGTCATGGTTTTGAATCCTTGCTACATCAGTAGCGGCGTTTTCTGAAAATTCCGTCAGGGGTACCCCTCCCCCTAAAACC